CGCAAGGTGTTTTAACAAATCAAAAGGGGTTTTTATAGCTGCCTCATCGCTGAAAGCTCTACGGAACCCCCTGCCTAGCAGGGGGTTTTCTATATACAATCAGGATTACCCGCATACGTCGGGTAATCTGTTTTCTAATAACTGATTACCTAATAAGAGTGTCTGTCTTATTTGTCATCGTCAAATTCTACTTTAATTCTGACGGCAGATGGGCACTTTTCATCTAACGACTGGCGATAGCGAGTACAACCTCGCATAAACTGCGGCCAGTCCGGTACTTCAATTTCTGTGTGTTTATATTCTGGCAACAATCCCCATAAATCAGGATGATACCAGCAAAGATCATGACCGGATGAATCTCTGTGCTCTCTTATTCCTTCCCTGAGCTTCTTGATTTCTTCAATTAATTGCTCTTTCGACATATTATTGAGATCAGAGTCAGCCAAATTCTTTCCCAAAATAAAGCTCCTGCAATAAATAATGTTACTGTTCAAATGTAAAAAAACCTCGCCAAAGCGAGGTGACAAAATTTATATCATAATCATTTATTATGACAACATAATCCCGATCATTAACGTTACTGCAATCCAGAAACCTAAAAATTTCATATAACACATCCAGTTACTGTTCATTTTTCGACTCCCTCATTATCAAACAAACATTCGCAGCAACACAGTCAATGCTGTCAGGTATCATGGTATAATCCAACCATTGATAATATAATTCAAATAAAAACAAATAATTATATTTATTTTTATTTACTTAAATACATAAATGTTTATACAATTATTTATACATAGATAACTGAACGAATCTATAAGCTCGGTATAAGATGAGAACATTAATTACTAAGGCAATAACTGACGATGAATTTCGTCGGTAGTGAAAGGTCAGTACGTTAAATATACCAACCCTGTGAAGAGGTTGCGCTGAATTTCGTCGGAACCTATTGCAAAGGCAGTTAACTCTATATGGAGAGGCTACCCAATAATTTTGGGTTGGCTGAACTCTGCTTTTTAAAATGGTAAAGAATCAGCTTTATTCTGGTGCTACTTAATTCTTAAGGTATTGATAGCCGATACAGGCATTTCGATAACCGTTTTAACACTCTTATCAATTTTCTCAATAATCCCCGTTCTGGGGCCGTTTATCCATGCATCACTTTTATAAAATCTGCCCTGTACAGCCGACAGTTCGTCCATATCTTCAAATGCCCGGATAAGATAATAGCAATCTGGGTCATGCTGCGAGTTACCGAAACTCACCACATCAATTCCCTGTGAACGATGTAACGGAACGCTGACGTTTACCATAATTTCATGAAACTGACTGCCGGTTCCTTTCTTTAACTCGTACTGGAGGATTTCGATGATCTTGTTATCCATGTATTCGCCTTACGTATTGTTATTCTTAATGGTGTGAGCATAACGAATAATACCGAAAATATGGCAGCAGTATAGCTATTAAGCGATAGAGGAATCAGCTAACTGATATCCCTGCCAGTCAGAAGCCTTTCCCGTAACCATAGCGACTATCGAGGATACATTCTTCTTCTGTCTTCGTGCCATGTTCCATCGCCTATAGATGAACTGGTTTTTCAATAATGAAAAAAATCAATAAGTTAAATCACTACGAACGTAATACGTACGGAGTCACTGAGTTACATTAAGTAACCTTGTGCTAGACGGCTTAAACTCAAGCCCACCTGAGTTATTTATAACTCATTGATATTCTCGTTCATCCTCACTTTGAGGAAAAGCAGTAACCATAGTTGGCTAACCCATTGATTTTTCGAGGTGGTCAGTTTGACCACCCGAGCAACTGAAAATTATTTTTCACCTGCTAGGCTACCCTCTTAAAGAGGTGTGGTTGCTTTTTGTGCTCCACTAAATGATGACTGCAAATTAACCGCGTCGCTAAATGATACGCGCAAAGTTTGCGCACCTCTTAATGAGGTGTACAAATTATGTGAGTCAGCCAGACTGACGCTCAAAGTGTGAGTAACTATCCGTTACGCTCAAAGTCCGATTATCGGACATTGCCCATGTTTAGGGTGGTTGCGATGGATTTCGTCGGCACAAACTGAACCTCTTAAAGAGGGGCAGTTCTTGTTCGAACAACGAGACAGGTAACCCAAAATAATTGGGTCAGTTACATAAGGGAAAATTCCGCATGTACAAAAACAAAAGGTATTGAGATTTCCCCAATACCCTAAGTGGGATATCACACTTTGAGAGGGCCACGATTTTGACTCTCTACGGCAACGATAGGGATTTCCCCAACAGTTGTTTAGCGCCTTGATTTTCTTAATCTCCGGTTCTGTGCCGGAAATAAGCAAAAACAATAGGTTACATAAAGGTGATATTTATCACTTTTAACTTATTGATATTCGTCAATTCCTGCTCAGAACCGGAATTCTGGTTTTCTGACAGAATTATATAAAATCAATGGGTTATAGCATTAAGACTAAATGCATAGGGATTTACGGGAACCGCTTAATTTTAATCTTTCCTGTATGGTGATTTGCGTTATTATAAAAATCAATCGGCTAAAGCTAGAATTTCTTTTCTATGAATAACACTAATTTCATTTTTCTTTATATATAAATTAAGCAAACGATGTTGTCTCAGCTGTCTCTGTTGTCTCGATATACTTATCATATTGTTTTATAACGATTAATTTTTAAATTTTGAGACAACTACCCCCAATTTATGTTGTCTCAATTACTGCCGTCCTTCTTGCAAAGAATACCTATCAATTTGATAAATAAAGATTTAATATAAAATTTAATGTTGTCTCAATGTATTACTCTGACGCCCGAGTATTCGAACGCAACCAGAACCAGCGGATAAAAGCCATTGTGAACGGGGAAAAAGTTTATTATCAGGATGGTGAACCGTGCGATATCCCCGAAGGTTGTCGCTTGGATATCCGTGTCCAGATGCCGGCGAATTCGGCGTGGAATGTGAAGCAGAGAGATGTAGAGAATTTTGAGTATCAGGAAATGAATTAAGAGACAACTGACTTAAGTAAAAATATGTTTCTTCGCCAAGTGAAATAAATTGCGATTACTTCACTTGGCATTGCTTCAAGGAAGATATTTATTAAATCAGTGGTTTTATTTCAGTCAGGTAATCAGGTGCATAACGTGACTCTATTTTTACATCAACGTTAAAAACCCCAGAATTATCTGCATAATTCCCATCTAAAAATAAAAGAATTAATTCACCATCTGTGGGAACTGTTTTATGGAGTAAGCCATTGCCAACTTCATAGGTTTTATCGCCAATTTTTGCAACCAGAGTATATTCCGAATTATTCGGTCCATCTACAACACCTTGAGGAGCGGTTGCTGGGTCTCCTGGGCCACCATAATATACCCATCCTTTAGCAATAATGGATATCACATCTCCTGCCTTTAGAACAAGCCCTGTGGGCTTTCCCTGTGCAGCATTTGCAGGAACAACTCCAGACCAATCATACATAGTATTACCTCCAAATTATATTTTGAAAGCGACAGAAGAATTAAGATTGTGATTATTTAGTGTCAGGCATTTGCACCCGAACAGACACAAATCTGCCATCGGGAATATCGATTAAATCACCGTCAGAGTAGCCTTCACGTATATTTCTGGCGAAAGCAGGAGCGTCTGAGTGTTCACGGTGGTAGGTCATTAATTTGATAGAGCCATCGGATAGAACTTCATGGTTGATCCAAATTAATGGTAGCTTGTTCTGGCATAGTGGGATTTCTATATTATCCAATATTCCATCAGTATTTAATCCCGAAATTCCTTTGATAAGATAAATTCCCTCAGAAACACGCTCAGTGATAGCACCTGTCGATTCGTTATTAGTAGTGAATTCACCTGTAGAATAAATCAAAATGATAGGTGAGGATTTTTTATAATATCCACTACTGTCTATGATAACATTTTCTCCTATCCTTAATGTGCTATCTTTTCGACTGAAATTATTTTCAATCCAATGGCTTAAAAAACCTCCCCATGTAGAACCATTAACATCTCCCCATGGTGTTAATACAGTACTGCCCGCATGCACTGCACCTTGAGCATAAAGCTCACCTTGAATGCCTATATTACCAGCGCGAGTATCGAAATAAATATTAGTCTTATCATCTAATGTTGATCTCATTCCGATCCCATTCCATGATAAAAGCTCAATATTATTACCGTCAAAACCAACGCTGTCCTTACTTGATATCAGTATGCCATGCCTTTCTCCTTGAATCCCTTCACCGAGACTAAAGGCGGTTTTTGTCCAGAATCTATTTGCAGTGACTTCACCATTAACAATTCCTCCAGTTTTAGGGTAGGAATTTTGAGCTTGAGTAACGGTCTCTTCTAATCCCAAATTCTTTACAAACTCCGCTTTATCCGGAATATCCGCACCATTCTTCTTTTTCTCCAGATAAAGATTGGAATTATTATTTAGGGCGTTTTGGTTAGCAGTATTGGCTAGATCATATGCTTTTTTAACAGCTTTAGAGGTTGCAACGGTTATCTCACTGTCATTGTCTATTGCATTACTTAACGTAACAAGCCCCGGTTCTGCTTGAGTTGCATATGGATGATTCCGGCTTGCCGCGTGTTCTGCAATGGCTTCTTTGATTGAATCTTTGACATATTCGGGTGTTGCAACGATCACGAGATTACTCTCGCCTGAGACAGGTACATCAGGTTTTTTATCTTGCATATTTATTCCCTCATCTAATCAACAATACACATTGCTAAATAATATGAAGGCGGTGGGAGACTTCTCCGCCGGTGAACATCAATAAAAGGGTTCATCAATACGGGAAAGTACGGCTTGACTAATATTTGATAGGGAGCATGTTTTGTGGGCAGAATGACATAAAATGACAGGCGGGAAATTAATAAAAATTGTCTCACAACTGATGAAAATTAATACCTCAGAGGGTTTAAGAAGATTATTAAATCCTCAATAAAAAAGCTCTTATAACGGAATAAATTCAAATGGTTATAACGAATCGACCAACGCATATATCGTAGTTAAATCAATATGTTAAGTGTGATTTTAGGCGTTTCGGTCAACATACTGATCGGGATTAGAGAACACCCCTTCATACTATATAAATTAGTTGGTTAATATGATTTTCGGTGGAAAAGAGATCACCCTCATGAAAGATGAATTCGAATGGTGCGATGAGTTCGATAGATTTTAATTACAATCTACAAACCATCGCTACAAGCTCAAATATCCGTTAATTCCGGTTAGTCCAAACTTACTCATTATTACTTCGGTACTTTTTACGTAACCTGAACCCAAGAATAATAAGATAAATGGCTAGTAAACTTTCAACTGAGTTATATAGCCAGTCCACTTCAATTTCAGATGTCATCCACTTTAAAATTGATACTGCGAATAAAAATATCCCACCAAAAATGAGTATTAGAGGTGTTTTTTCTCCGAGTGGTAATTTTTTTAATTGTGACATATTAAATCCTTATAATATTTACCGATGGCTATTTGATGCGAGTTTCACATATTTGGTTATTCCGAACAACTGAATCCTAACTATTTGAGATTCATTCGATATGGAAATTCCCTTAACGGAACAATTAATACTCTATGTTCAATAAAGGGTATTCGAAAGCAAATTTCAAATATACACCTCACTGGATCATTCACTCGACTAACAGACAAACTTTATCATGCGCCACCCTATTTTAAGGCGTATTGATTCTGTTACAGGCTATTCAATTGAGATAGGAACCTGACCTCAGTAATATTAACTGGCTAGTTAGCAGTAGGATGAAATGACCTTTAACGAATAATAAAGTGAGGTGTTTATGTCTGATGTTAATAAGCTGGATGATAAACAATGTCCGTTTGATCTCAGTAAATACAAAAGTAATGATGTGGTGGCTCCTATAGGTTCTCTACCGTGGGCAATCATTCAAGTATATGAAGGGAAAGCAGTAGGTCGTACTGAATGGAACTCACTTCCTGAATATATACATCTCTCGACTAAAAACGATGGAAGTGGTCCTATCCATATTGAAAAGCATAATAAAGATGGCATTTCGGAGACTTGGGAACCTACACATGAAGATTTGATGGCTTGCGACTGGGATTTTAGTTATCTGTTGTCTTTTAATCTTACATTAGGAGTCGGTAATTATAGTATTCCTGGATATTCTGCTCAAGATTGGGGTTACATATCTGACAAAGGGGACTTGGGAACTGGTGAAGTCACTTTTGGTACATTGACTGGATTGCAAACTAACACAGATATTCAAAATGTTTTAGGGTTCTATTTTACAACAGATGGTTATAGCAGTGTTGATAAGACTATATCTTTAAGTGCATCATCTGACCAGAATAATTACCAGAATGTTCTGGCATTACTCAGTAAAAATCTGTACGTGTCTGTTGATGGTAAAACCTATAATCTTGGTATTTCTGGCCCCATCGGAGATGATGTCAAATATACAGGGACTATTAGTTATACTGGTGATGAAGCGCAAAAATTAGGTGTTATATTGCAAGAAAAAGGTCAGACCAAGACTTTTTTCCTCAACTGGAAATAAATCTACATACCGAATTCAAGGCTGCTGAATGCGGCCTTTTCCACGTAAAACCACCTTTAACTCTTTGATATCCCTTATCTCCTGCATGGTGCAGGTTTAGCGCTATATCATCATTCCGTTTGAAGCGGAGGCAGTGAAAACGAACTCAGAGGCTACCCTCGTTAAGAGGGTTGGTTAAAAATAACTCGGCACGTTTAACATACCTACCTGCTGCTGAGTTCTCACTTTGCAATTATTATTTCATTGGCTGACAAATTAGCGCACTGCAAATATGTAACCTACTCATAGCGTAACTGACCCAATAATTTTAGGTCAGTTACTTAACTCATTGATATCTAATCAGACTGCAAATATGCAGTCTGGTCATAATCTGCGCGTATCTTTTAGCGACGCACAAACTTTGCGGCTGTCATTGAGTCAGTCACAAAAAGAAAAGGATAGCACGGCGAATGCTACCCTTTGACGTGACCTATATGTTATTTACAATATAAATCAACTAGTTATCTGTGTCTTTTAAGAAGAGTAGGTAACCAAGTGAAAGATATTCACGCGGTTAATAAACATACATCATTACTGACACTCTGGACTGAAAAAGGCTCAACCCGTATGTCGAAAATTGTTGATACCGACGAGGTGTGATTCTTTCTTTAAAAATGAAGTGATCACCAATAACCAAGCAGCAATGATGAGCAGCCGTGAGATTGCGGAGCTGACTGGTAAAAAAATAAGCGCTGTTCACTCTGATATTCGGGCAATAGTTCCAGCTTTGTATGCAGCAGACAATGGAGAAAAAGTACGGTCCTATGCGTGGGGGACAACCAAGGATGAGATGATCGCGTTTTTAAATCATCATAAAATTCAAGGCATTGAAGTTATTTTTGACGACAGAGGCTACGTTTATGAGTTTCTGCTCGACCGTCGTCATACAGAAATTCTCATCACTGGTTATGACGTTGTTCGCCGAGCCGGATAGCGTGGAAAGGGTGCCTTGTGTGTAAATCATGGTGGATTCCTGACATGAATAAAACGGAGAGGGTTAACCTTCTATCATGGTTAAATCGACGATAAAGCCGTCCATTAAGGGCGGTGGGCCACGCCATGTGCCGGGGTTACTCGGGCTGGCCTCATGACGCAGATAGTCATAGGTATAAGCGAGTTCAATCCGGCCATTGCCATACCGGGGCTTGAATGACTCGACATACACATCATAATCCCATTCATCATCATAAAAAGGCGGATTATCGGCCCCCGGCGAGAACCGGACATTTTTATAATGCTGGCGAGACTGGGATTTTATCAGCATAACTCCATAACGCCGCCCGGCCTCTCCCGCATGCACAAACGGTCGGTGTTGGTTATTGGGCACATCGACATAAAAAGACCGCACAAAGGACAATAATTTCATGGCCGACGAGAACATCAGCTCCCCGCGTTCGCTGTAGACCTCCAGCCCACTGTTACCCCAGGCAGACAGTTGTGAGATAGGCGCAAAGAAATACTTCCCGCCTGCGCCGTACACTTCGGCATAGTTATAGTAGCGCTCGTCCCAGCCGATATTGCTTTCATCCGCTCCGGCCTTTCTGAGAAAGCCCAGTGACGGTGTTTTATCGGACAATTGCACCAGCCCGTTATCGGTATAAAACTCTAATCCCAGCATCTTAAATCGCCCAAATCGTGACAACGTTTTGCATTTCCGCCCACGGACTGGATTGTCCGCCCCCACGCCCCATGTTTTCCCAACGATAGGTGTCATAGTCAACGTGATAGCTGAAGGTGCTGCCAGAGACGCTGAACGTGGTGAACTCATTGCTGAGCTGGGCAATCTGAATCCCGGAGCCTCCGGAGCTGCGCATACGCAGAAAGAACCGGGCAGTGACATTGCCGCCCTCACTTAATCCCGGCAAATACAGGCTGCCGGTTTTGTTCAGCGGGATCATGTGCGTCCCGAGAAAGCGCGGAATAATATTATTCGTGGTGATAATCACCCGCCCCTGCTCATCATAAATCTCTAATCCCATGCCCATTACCAAAACCCCATTCGGATACGCAAGCGTCCGCGACTGTCAAACAATTGCTTCAGGTTGTTGGTTTCCACCCAATAACCACCTGAACCCTGACCGTAACTGGTCATTTCTCCCGTGCGCATATCCAGCCTGAAGCCGGTTCTGTTGCGGGGATCGAAGTTAGCGGATTTAATTTCATCCCCGACAACCAGCTTGCGAATATTCGCCACATCAATAAAAGCATCCTGTACAAATAACTGCCCATTTTTGGCGACCATAAACGGCTCCATTTTCCCGTTAGCGGGGTTATAAAACGCAAAGTTATTCGCAGAAAACCCAATATAGGATTCCAGCTGACCGTTTTTAATCTCGCCACTAATCACCATACCCCCGGCGTTATACTTCACCCCATTGTGCTTAAGAGTGATATTCACGCTATGAATAGCGTAACCATTGCCGGGCTGATTAAACTCGGCTTGCATTTTGGTGCTGATGATCGCCTGCTGATCTTTTAGCTGCGCCTGAACACGCTGTTCGCTCTCTGCAAATGACAAGTCTAATTTATTGATGGATTTCTGGTTTTCCTGAATGGAAGAGCGATTCTCTCCGACGCTGGATTTCACTTCTTTAATGGATTGCGCCCAAGCCACTTCACGGTCAGCAAACACCCGGTCAAGTCGTTTAATTTCGGCCTTGTTTTCCCCATCCCTTGCCATCAGTTCAAAACTATTCTGTTGAATAGCGACCCCATTAATCAGGTCCGCTTCGGCCTGATAATCCAGTTGTGCCTGTAGCCGCTTTCCCGCCTCGGCTGTCAGGAACTGATTACCGGCGGCATCAATAATCCAGCTCGCATCACTGGAGGATTCGCCCCGCAGAAAGTCGGTCCACGGGGAGGGATTGCCGGATTTATCCACCAGTCGGGCACGGAAATAGAACGCGACGCCGGCCGCCAGTCCCTGCATCACATAGGTCTTTTGTGGGTAGGGAATGTCGGCCAGTAACATCAGTCCCTCGCCGTCACTCGTCGGGCTGTACTGGATTTCGGTTTTCAGTGTATCTTCGGTATGAGGGGCAAAACCCCAGTCTAACTGGATCCCGAATACAATCGGCGTGGCTTTAAAGCCCAGCGGCGCAGGCGGCTCACCGGCTTTTCCTTTGATGTTCACTTCTTCGGATGAAGCAAATAAGCTGGGTATATCAAATGCGTTTATGGCCTTGATACGGGCCTGATAGCGACCCGAATACGCATTCGGTATTTCAAATTCCGGTGATGATGTGCGGGGAATGGTCACCCAGTTACCGCTGTCCCTGCGCCACTCACCCACATAAGCAACGGCACCATCGGCTTTCGCCCATGAGATCATGACGGTCGTGGTGGAGATACCCTGCTGAACAAAAGAAAAACCCTGAAGCGTGACCGAATCCGGTGGTGATTGGACACTGGCCGGAATAACAGAAATCGGTCTCTCATCAATCCTCGCGCCGGTGTCAATGCGTTCATATTTATCAGGATCGTGATAAATGCCATTGATTTCAAACGTACCATCGTTGTTATCTTTGATACCAATGACGCGATATTGCTGAATAAATAAATCATCGGCATCCACCGCCCAGCCTGCATCTGATACCGGTGATTCACTGTATGCTGTCGTCACAGTCACCGTATTGCCGTTCACGGCCTGAACCGTCCGGCCTTCTGATTTTCCTGTCGGTAAATTGACCAACAGGCGATCCCCGGCTTTCACATCCGGCTTTCTGTCCAGTGTGATATTACGATTATCAACCGACTGAATACGGCCACCAATCACGCGCCCGGCTCTGTTTTTATGCGCAACACCAATAATCTGACTGGGCATGGGGATTTGACCATCCAGCCCGACACGGAATGAAATCAGGGTATCGCGTGAGTTGGTCAGGATCGCCCATTTTCCCCGGCGCTGTGCCTCACTCTGACGGGTGCAGCCAATGGCGGCGATATCAATCTGATTGATACCATAGCGCCGGATTAAACCGTCGTCTGAAACCACCTCAACTTCGTCTTTGTAATGGTTGTCCGGGTTTGACCAGCTCACCATGGCAACGGTGCTTCGGTTGCGCTCGCTGCCACTGCTGTAGATAAATTCACCATTGATAACGCTGGCCTGCGTGAAAATATAGGTCATGTCGTCCGGCCTGTCTGCCGTGGCAACGAACTGATTCGCGCCCCAGTAAACCGCCCCCCGGAATATCGCCCCGATATCAGTCAGTACCTTATGGGCTTCTTCGCGTGATTGAATGTAAACATCGCTGGTAAATCGCGGTTCGGTGCCGCCTTTGCCGTCCGGAACAAGCTGATCGCAGTATTGCGCCACACGATACAACTCGGTTTCGTCAACCTGTGTCCGATCTATTTTGTCACCAAGTCCGCATACATCATTCAGTAACAGATCATACAGCACCCATGCCGGGTTATTGCTGTGCGCCCATTTAAACGTGCCGTTCCAGATGCCGCTATACGTGCGGTTGACCGGATCGTAATTAGCCGGTACGCGAATAATACGCCCTTTGGGTTTGCATGAAATCAGCGGCACATTGCCATTAAATAACCGGGCGTCGAATTCAACGTATAGCAAAGCGGTATTCGGGTAACGTAATTTGGCGTCAATAATTTCAGTGAACGCCATAACGTTCATTTTATCAACAATGCGTTCACTGGTACTGTTTGCTGTTTTTCTGATAACCCGGACAGTCCAGCCGGTTTTGGCATCCGGCAGATCAATACGGTATGAACGCTCATATAAGGTGGTGGTTTTGTTGTCGATATGGGTGTCAATGACGGTCTGGTAACTGCCGCCATCAGTCGATAACTCAATGGCGTAATCAATGCGATAACCGACGGTATCTGCATTCTCTTTTTGCATCCTCAGTGCAGGCCAGCCGAGACGCACACGAACGGCAGACAGTTTCGTATTAGAGACGTAGCGTGTCCATGGTGTGGTATCCTTCAGTTCCGTGGCAATACGGATTTCATTTTCCGCCGCCGGCATACCTTTGATATAGGACTGGTGCTGAGTACCGGGACGAAATTCCCATTTCACCCCCTCAAAATTCAGGGTACCATTACTGTTCTGTAAAGGGGTGCCATCCAGATAGATATCTTTTGCGCTCAGTGCGTCAACCAGCTCCCCTTCACCCAACGCCAGTAATACCCGCGCCTTAGCCGTGGACTGAATGTTATCAGGCAGTTCGTAAGGCGTACGCCCGCCCCCACCACCACCGCCTTTTGCGCCTTCAATAATATGCCGTGTCATGATCTCCCCCTGAAATAAAAGGCCGCAGCTGGCGGTCTGAGTGGCTATTTACGCTGATTTTCAATCTGTTCGGTTTGATACTGGTCTTCGGTGTAGACCCCCGCTGAGATAATAGCTCCGCCAATCTCACGGGAGCCGTAGAGAATGGGCACCGGATTACCTTGCGCAGTCGTATTGACCGGACTCCCGAACGCATACGAAGGTTTATTTTCCGGTGATTCACGCATAGTTAGCCCCGGTGGTTGGGGAGCCAGCATTTGAGAAACGCCGCCCATTGCCATAGCCGCCCCTGACGCACCGACAAATAACGCGGTTGAGGCTGCCCAGCCCAGCGGGTTCCACCATGCGACAGCAATCATGGCGATACCCAAGACAACATTGAACAATCCGGCTCGCTTACTTCCCATCATGATGGGCATGATATGGATGTCAGCATGGCCTTTGGTCATATCCAGTTCGTTTTTGTGGTAGCTTCTGCCGCCCACAATGACCGAAAAAGTAAATCCCTGCTGATGGGCATTGAGCATAAATGCTTCGAAACCGGCAATAAGCTTGCTCATAGCCCGAAAGGCATGCAGGGCATCTCTGGCGGCATATTCAAATGTTGCACCGAATTTGGTCGCCAGTACGCCATGAAGCCGGACGGTACGAAGCGGAAGATCTGTCAGAGTCATATTTACCTCATAAAAAAACCCTCCGAAGAGGGTTAATGTTGTCTAATCGTCCAACGGCGGTATCGCTCATCAGATTACACTCAATCTATTTTATTTTTTTCTATAACTTCAACTTCTTGCTTTGGCTTCAATAAAAGAGCATGAATAAGTGCAACTATAAAAAGAAGAAAGCCATATACCCACCATCCCGCAAAACTACGGCCTTTATCAGAGGCGATTTTTGCAGGAATGAATCCTATGACAGCAGCAATACAAAGAGGTAAAATATCCATAACAGTTAATTCTCCATTTTTAAATATTACTGCAATTATAATTGTGGACGTTTATTTATGTAATTAGTTCAATCGGTGGATCTTCGCAGCTCTGTCTTTCTATATTCTGCGTTAGGTAGCTTTTGACTTAATACCGCTGGGGCATATCAATTTAAAATTAAACAAGTTTTCTTGGTCTCCATCGCTTACTATTATTACAGGCCCATGCTTCTTTAGCTTTCCATTTTTAGTTTCAATGTGTACATAATATGGTTTTTTCCCTGTGTACCCACCGTATGCATTTTTAGCATTAACCCTCCCGCAAACATAACCATCTAGTTCACCTGATGGGCGGTCTATTGGGGTAAATATTTCATCTGAAGAGTGATAAAATGAATCAAATTTTGCGCTATCTGGATCATTAAGATTATTTCTAACAAGAGATTCACCTATATTAATAAAATCTTTTTCTGTAGGCTTACATGCTGAAAGTAACAATCCAAAAATCACAATAATTAATATTTTGTTCATTCTTACCTCTTTATCTTTTCAGAATTAATTTTCTTTTCTGCTTCTACAGCACCTAACCTTCATGCTAATTATGAACACTCATCTATTCAATTAATTATAACGTAGTATCTTCACAGTTCTATCTTTCCAATACCCACCATAAGGCACCTGCTGACTTAACTGCCCATAAAGGTGATGCAGCAATAAATTTCCCTCAAGCAGCACGCCCGCATGGTTGGGGACATCAGCCTGAACCTGCATCAGTACCACATCACCCACCCGTGGCTCCGAAACCTCGGTAAAACCTGCCGACTTAAAATTATCCATATAGCGATTTTCACCCTGTTCCCACCACGGGTAATTCACCCGGTAATCCTTTAATACAATACCGTACTGCTGACGGTAATAACTCATAATGAGGCCATAGCAATCATAAATACCCAACACAAACGGACGACCAGTCAAAGGCAGTTCACTACGCGGATAGATGGTCCTGAAATCCCCTTCCGGGTAACTGACGATATGCCACGGTAATTCGGTGAAATCACATTGCGCCCTGTCTAACTCGCTGGGGTATGTGGTTGCGTCAGGGTGACTGTGAACAATGCCGGTAACCGTTCCCCACAGGGAAGCGTTTAAATAATCATTGGGGGCTAGCTGGAACTGTTCGGTGGGATTGCCTGCCAGATTTTGGCAGGGGAAGTATTTTTCTACCCGACCTTTCTGAGCCACCACACCACAGCATTCATTCGGGTAGTCAGCTTTTGCATGCGCAAAAACAGCGTCCAGCGTTTTATCGCGCATGATTACCTCCTGATAAGGGATGAGGCCGGAAAACCACCGAAGGGCAACTCATTCTCTTCGCCGTGACGTAATTTACACGCAATGACTGTGCCGGGGCAGCGATCCTGACCCGGGTCATCGGTCGGGTGGTTATTGATATCAAAATAGCGCGTTCCGGTGTAGTCGCAGCCCTTACCTGTCCGATACCAGCCACGGGCGCACCATGTACAGACCCCGTGTATTTGCCGGGTAGGGATGAATAATCCCTCCAGAGAGGCCGGGCTGGCCAGTTCAAAAACGACCACCCTGTCCGTCTCTGATACCTTTCGGTTCACATAGAACATTAACTGGCGTTCCTGCTGTGGATCGGCGGTAGGGTTTCCTTCTGTAAAGTTTCTGGCATCCAGATAATGGACAAAGGTATCGTGGATCGTCACTTTCGCCTGCACCATATCATCAAATTGTAGGCAGAGTGCGGTGACCCTGCCCTCAATGTTCGATACGGATAGGCGAGGCCGGGCCGCCTGCCCATCAGTGGACATTTCCAGCTCCTCTATCTGAACAGGCCACGGTGCATACTCTTTTCCCTGCCACCAGAGGGATTTTGGTGAGGGTGGGCTGCCTTTCTTTTCAGCTGCTTCAATCTCTTCGTCGGTCACAGGCATCCCGTATGCATGAAACCGGAGCACATCCGCCCCAAATTTCGTGCCGTCAATTTCATATAGCCGGACAATGTTCCCGGCATGGAGTTTTTGTACGTCAGCAGTAAACATCACCACTCCTTAAGGTGCATGAGCCTCAATAAATTCGGTTGAAAGTGCGTAGGATTTGTAGTCAATGGCCTGATACTTATAGGTCTCACAGCGGAACAGCCCTTTATTCGCTAACGGTGGCTGCCAGATGAAAGGCTGATGGCCTGCGTGCCGGTCAAGAAAAGCGATAATGTCAGTGATGTATTTTTCACTCCCCACAAAATCAACGTTCCATCTCATTGATTTAGGGTGAATCCCCGCACCAGAAACCTGTTCGTAACCATCGCCGAATTTTGCCTTTCGGATAGCAAACTCCACATTAGAGTTGGCGTTAACGCGCGGCAGCCATTTAAATATTTCCATTATCGCCCCCTGATGGCTTTATTGATGGCTCCACCCTGCCGCAAATCCCGATCCCGCTCAGTGTAATAAACCTGAGCGACAGCCTGTGCAAATCGCCGTCCGAAAGCTTCATTCTCCCCCTTGGATGATGTGCTTTCGGCTTTTCCTTCCGTGATATAAATCTGAATATTCGGCGCTCCTCCCATATTCCCAGCAGGGAAAACAGCTCGCACACCGAGTGAACCATCAGCGCCGCGCTTCAACGGCATAATCGCTTCCGGTCCTGCTTCCCCCATCAGACCTGCCCCCTTAGCAAAAGCAAACAGCGTCGGGCTATTAACAATTTGCCCACTGTACTGACTCAGGTTGGCCGAGGTATAAACGCCGCCTTTGGCATTCTGGGTGAACATCGACGCAAAGCCACTGAACATACCGCCGCCACCCATTGACCCCATCCCTTTCATAATGGTATTAGTGATCAAGGCCTGTGCCGCCATTTTGACCAGACTTTTCACCACATCCTGCGCCAGTGACGCGAACAGCTCCGACATCCCTTCCCGCAGGGATTTACTCCCGGTCAGCAGGCCGGTAACCATGTTCCCCATCCGCTCCTGCGTGGTCTCAAACATCGTTATTGCAAGTGACTGTAACTCACCCTGACTCGCAAAGACCTGTTTGGCCGCTTCAATCCGTTTACTGTCCGTATCGCGTTCGGCAGCAAGAATCCGTTCACCTTTGCGTTGCTGAGAGATAACTTCGGCGTCGGCATAAGTCTGATAAAGGGCTTTTTTGCGTTCCAGCTGGTTCTCAATATCCTGAATCGGATCAACATCACCCAGCAGGTCATTTTTCGCAGAAACCGCATATTGTTGGCTGGCCTCCGCCTTGCCTCTCACATCGTCTTTCCAGATTTCACTTTTTCGGTAAGTGTACTCAGCGGGGGATTCAATCTGACCATTGGCCTGCTGCCGCTGAAGTTGTTCGGTGGCCTCCTGAGTTCTTTTGGCAACATGGCGGAACGGATCAGCCTCAATAGCAGCCTGTAAATCCTGATAACGCTGCTTAGCCTCTTCCAGTTTCTGGTTTAACAGATTGAGCTGGGTGTTTTGCGCCTGTGTGAACTTCGTCACATTGCCCTGAGCCGCCGCAAACCGCTCAGCGGCGGTATTACCTTCCTGATAACGAACCGCTTCTGTGGCTAACTGGGTGTTCAGTTCCGCCACTTTTTGGGCGTAATCTTCCGCCGCTCTGGCGGCTTTCTGAGTGGCTCTTTCTGCGGCATTCCGGGCTTCCCGGGCGGCTTCGTCCTGTTTCCGCATCGCCTCGGTGTTCTGATATATCTGGGTGGCATTGTTAACCATCCGATCCACGTAGGGCTTCTGCTGCCGGTCATTCGGGTTGAGTCCCGCATCAATAGCCTTGTAGTGTGCCTCACGCTGAGCCTTGTCCAGTCCCTTTCTTCTGGAGAGATCAATTTCCCTTTCCTGATCGGCTAAAAGTGCTTTTAATTTATCATTGGGTTCAAATTTCACCTCGGGGACAGGTATACGAATACCTGAGACATCAATACCCAAACTTTTAATTTGTTCCAGCAGGCTGACAGTGAGTTTCAGTTCTTGGTTTTGCAGCGCCTGCATCACATTACCGGTTTTCCGTATCTCGTTAATAGCAGCAGTAAACTTTTTCGCTTTCTCACTGTTTATCGATTGCTGTTCACCCAGACTCGCAAGTGTGGCAGTAATTTCATCTATCGTTTTCTTTGTGGCTTCATATGCCGATTGACTTTCTGACAGCTTTGTGCTGAATTCGGTAACCTTATCGTCAACATTTTTCCCCTGACTTTGATTTTTCATGAAAGTGATGAGCCTGCTTCGGTTTATTGCCATTTCTTCCCTGAATGACTCTAAATCCTGTTTAGCAACAGCAAGATCTTCTGTCAGTTTTTCCTTGTTGATTCTGAGCTGTATAGGGTCCATTTTGCTCAGTTCTTTCCTGATATTAGCGGCTTCTTTGGCGTGCTCCCGTGCCTCTTCCTTGGCTTGTTTCTGATTCTGATACAGCAGATAAGCGGCACCGGCAGCCAGTATCAATGCACCGGGAATACCGCCTACCGCACCCAGCAGCGCGCCCCCCATCCGTTGACCCAGCGAGGTGACGGCATTCAGCCTTGACTGCGCGGCGGTTCTGGCGGCAATACTCTGAGTGACCACTGCATGCGCTTTTGCCTCTGCCTCTATCGCCCGGTTTAATCTCAGCTGGGCGGCGGTAAATTGCTGATCGTTGGTGGTTTGCAGTAACCTTGAGCGCGCCGCTAAGACATTGCGCTGGGCCTGAAGCTCCGTTGCTCTGGCATTCGCCACCTGAACCTGCGCATTACGGTAAGCCTGATCGGCGTTATTGATTTCGGCCCGGGAATTCTGGATTAACGCCGAGGTTGAGGCCTGAATTGCCGTTAGCCGGTTACCGATGGCTTTCGCCCCGAACAGGCCCGCTACGACCATCCCGGCGGCAGCAACATTGTTGATATTTTTGGACAGATCATCCAGCGTGCCGGCAAGCACACGTGTTGTTCCGGTGGCTTTGTTAACGTCTCCCACCCATTCCATGAAGGAGTTCTGCACACGGGTTAACGATTTCTCAACCGTGGCCCCCATGGATTCACTTTCGGCTCTTAACTTACCTAACTGACTCAATAAGGCCGGAATGACTTTATCCATGGTCAGCAGACCGCCATCCGCCATCGCCTTCATTTTCGTTCTGGAGACCCCGAGACCATCCGCTAAGGCCTGAAGAATGCGCCCCCCGTTCTCTGCCATGGCATTAAATTCTTCCCCCCGCAGGACACCGGAGGACATGGCCTGTGAGAACTGAATAAGCACGGAACTGGCTTCTGACGCAGAGGCCCCCGACACCCTTAACCCGGCAGACAGGGTCTCGGTCATACCGACAATCTCTTTCGTGGCATAACCTAACGCCCGCATGGGCGTGGCGGCACGGGCGAAGACGGTCGCGTTAGCTTCAAAAGAGGTACCGGTTTTCTGGCTCATTGCCATCAGCATTCGCTGGCTTTCCGCCAGATCCAGACTGGATTGTGTCGCCAGCTTTAACCTTGAATTCAGGTTGGTCCATTTATCCGCCGTTTCCACTAATTTACTGGTGGCAAAAATGCCCGCAAACGCCCCGGTCAGGCCCATCGCGGACGCTTTGACGGAAACCAGCTGATGATTCAGATCACGCAGGGCAGCACTGCTGCTTCTGGCGGCGGCAGCGGCACGGCGGTTACCGCCTTCCATCACCCGATGATAGTTTTCCCCCAGACGGGCCGCCTTGGCAATTTCACTCTGGTATGAGCTGGAATTCGCCGATATTTTAATAATAAGTTCGCGGAGTTTTGCCACAGTATTTCCTATGCGAGATGAGCAAAGAAGTGTTCGAAATCATCCTGCTGCGCGTCGTCTTGATTTCCCCATTGCAGCAACGCCTCGTTCAGACTGACTTTGACGCCCTGCGACTGATACACAGCGGCCGCAATCTGGGCGGCCTGAATATCCCCGCGCTGGTCACTGAGGGGGCTGAGACGATCATAAGCCAGCCACAGCATCAGCTCGCTGGCACTCAGCTCACGCTGCAACGCAGACAGGGTTTTGCCCAGTCGCAGGGCGAGCGTCAGCATAAAGCGGGTTAACGGGGATCGGACTTTTTTTCCGCATCATCAGGGTCAGTCACCAGACTGAGTGCCTGATGCAACAGACGGGCATGGGCCGGGGCATAGATTTTCATCACCGCCTCGGTATCGTCCGGGGTGAAAACCGGTACACCCTGTTCATCACACAGCACATCAATAAAAAGCGCGACATCAGCACGGGTATTACGCAATACCTTCTCTGCGACCGACAGGGGCACCTCCTCCTCGTCGGTTTCCGGCTGCATGATCTCATTCCATGCGACCCATGCGGCGGCAGAGGGTTCACGCAGAATAACCGTGGCATGATGCCAGTCTTGCACGGTCACGGTTTTGGTGCGAAAGCCCAGACGGGGGGTTAACGCAAGCTGGCGAAGATCCATTATGTTTTATCCTTCTGAAGTGAGGGGGTTTTCTTGACTAAGGGAGTGGGACGACCTTGCATACGTAGCGTGAATGAGGCACTGACAATGCCGTTGGCCGCCGCACTCCATGATTCCTGACGCACTTCCGCCAGAAACGTATAACCATTGCCGCTGGGGAATTTAACCCGGAAGGCATAAGCCTGATCGGTATCATAGGCCAGTCGCAGAATATCCTGTCCTTCCTCGTCGGCGGTCCAGTGCCCGGCAATCGTAATTTCAGCTGGGGCAGCCAGCCCGTTAATCATTTCCTGCTCACGGGAGCCGAGGGTGGTGACTTCGATATCGGATTTCTGACCGCCGGTGTAGCTGATTTCTTTTACCGAGGTGTCAATAGCGATCCACTTAATCGCGGGATTGCTGTCATCGTTCGCGGCCTCTGCCGAGACAGACAGCGAGGTGCCTAACGTTTTTTCGTATTTTGCCATGGGTGATCTCCGGCAGGGTTGAGGAATAAAAGTTATGTGTAGATTTTGCAGGTCAGGGTGGCGCGATAGAGTTCAGTGTCTTCTTCAAAGCCGTTCTCACGCTCCACGTCAACCGGTTGCCGGTGTTTCACGGCGTTGAGTGCGCCCTGACAAATCTGGTCGGCCTGCTCAAACGTGGTGGCATAAGCATCCACCTGAAGGCGCGTCATTTTCAGGGATGGCCCACTCAGGACATCGGTATACATATGGTAAGTAGAAAATACGCACCACGGGGAACCAGTTTCTTTTTGCGTTGAAGGGATCAAGTAAGGAAAGACCCGCCCGGGCAAAACCGGAGACAATAATTTAAACAGGTCACCGTCGTTCATTTCATTAACACCTCGTCAAGGGCTTTCAGGGCAACCGCGAAGGCCGCATCAGCCGCCTCCTCCGCTTTAGCCTCAAACGCCGGGTCAATAAACGGTCTGGGGGCCATTTTAGAGGTGCCTTTTTCCAGAAATCGCCAGTAATAGGCATTCCGTGAGTCATTCTTTTTCATACGGGTATCGCTGTTAGTACCGGACTGATTCGAACCCTGCACATAAACCCCGGCTGAAATCGTGCCGTCCCGCCCCTTTCTCCGGTTCGCGGTTCGGATATTGCGTCTGAGTTTACCGGTTCTGACCGGGGCGCGTCGGCGGGTCTCGTCGCGCAAGACTTTCGCGCTCGCCTGTGTGCTTCGGCGCAGTACGGTGTCACTTTCGGCCTTACTGAGCAGCGCTAAATCCCGTGAAAGGTCGTTGAGCGCAGAAAAATCAAGGGTGGTCATTGTTTCACGCCCTCCTGACAGAGCAACTCAAGCAGGGTCAACCGGTTATCCGGCATCACGGCCTGAATGGTGTACGTTTTATGTTTGAAAACAATGTTCATCGCGGGCTGGATGTCCGCCCGATAACGTATCCAGAACCGGACAAGGCTCTCAGACAGCACTGCTTTAGAAGCCACTAACTCGCGACCGCTGATAAATTTGGCCTCAGCCCAGACGGTCGCCACGGTATAGCGTTCTTTGATGACGCTACCGGCGGGCGTCTGGTTAGCCCGGATAGCCTGAATGGTAATGCGATGGCGAAGTCGGCCAATATCCATAGTCACCTCACAGACGGTAGCGTTTATAGGGTTGCAGCAG